CTTACAGCGTTAACCAAAAATCCAGTAGCACCACTATACTTACCTTTTATTTGAGTTGGTATGGTTAGAGTGACTGGTTCGTTTAAAGTTAACTTAGAAAATAATTGAATATCATATAAAGATACATCCCACTCGTTAACAGCAGAGTTTGCTGCTGTGTAAGAACCAGATTCTAAAGCAAAATCATAGACTCTTGCCACACCAATTTCAGATCCACCAGCACTTTGTTGATTTGATCCTTGTCTTTGACCTCTTAAACTGACAATATATGTGTTTCCTATTCCAATAGTTGGTGCACCAGCGACGTTATTAAGTCTTACTGAATTTCCTGTTTTATAAGGAACACCTTGACTTTCTAATAATTTTGAGGTTCTTGGTTTAGGGCAATCTATGTAAGTGGAACTAATAGTTTCAACTTCATATCCTTTAACAAACGCTTTACCAGGCGAAACTTGATAAACTGCAAGATCATCAGTGGCAAGTGTTCCTCCCTGTGTAAATTGACCTGTTTGATATACTCCATTATTTCCTACATTATCATTTAAAGCATCTCTCACAGAAACACTAAAACTTCTAACCATATAATCACCAGACTCGGCAAATGTTCTACGAGCTAGTTCATCCCTTATAAAACTATATTCTGTATTTTTTTTCTGAGATCTTAATATACCATCTTGAATTACTGCTAATTCAATAAAATTAGAATCATTAAAATCATCTAATGGTTTAGCAAATAAACTCGCACTTATCTTTAAACGATCAGCACCTGGTGCAGCATAGTTATTAAATCCTTTTGAGTTGTCTGCTAGTGTTTCATCTTCATCAGCATTAATTATATCCTCTTCAACTCTTAAACCTATTCTTGCACTAGGGGTATTATCATATTGAGATAATATGATGGTTTCATCTTGAATCTGAACAAAATTACCTCTTATGAAATAAACACCATTTGATATTGAAAAAGATGCAGCAGTTGATGTTGCGTTATTTGCAATACATGATGCGAATGATTCGCCAGATGGTATGAAAGCATTATTTTCTGGCCCTGAAGTAATATCACTGTCTGCAATTAATAATTCCCCATCAGCAAACACTTTGATTGTGCTATCTTCAACACCTGATGACATATATGAAATATAAAGTGTTAAATTACCATTATCAGAGTTATCTGACTTTATAATTTGTTTAATTATTGCAGTTACACCAGTTGACGCACCAATTATTTTTCTATCAATTAACTGATCAATATAAAATTCTACAGGAACTCCTAAGTGACTATTATTTAATTCTACAGCAAAATACTCAGTAGAATACGCAGTATTACCTGGTATTACCTTTGCACCTTCTTTGAAAAAATGTTGACCAAATTTTTCAATTTGATTTTGTAATATGGATTGAAGACCTGATAATTCCCTTGCTTGAACAGGAAAACCAGGCTTGAAAAGAACCTTATGATAATTATCATTCGGGTCGAAATCATCAAAATATGGTGAAACGTTAAGGTTGGTTTGCTGAGCCATAGTTAATTAGAACTGTAATATTATTTTGATGTCTTCTTTTTGATTGGAAGATCTTGTAATTGATGGTCTGTGATCAACATATATCATATTTCCAGAGTATTTGTCTATCTCTGGGTTAGAAACTCCCTTAGTAAATGATTGACCAAGGTAATATGTTCTATTATTTATTGAGGTGGAAAGACCTGAGAATGATGTACTAATGGATAAATTAGAACTACCACCAACAATTGTCACATTACCACCAGCATCTGGGTCAGCAGTAAATCTTGTTGTATTGTATCCATAAATCGCTGCAGTTGCTGTTTGTGCAGTCGAAACAGATCCAGTAGCAGTGATAAATCCAGCGATTGTTCTATCTTGCCAGTATTTTAAAACACCAGTTACTTGATCATAACTGATTACTTTTCCATAAGCAGTAACACCTGTTCCAACAGTTTGTTGCACTAAACTATCAGGTGTGAATGTGACAGAACTATATCCAGTTCCTGCTAGTCTCAATCCAAATGCAGCACTTGCTTTATCTAAAGTAAGCAACTGATTAGATCCGAATGCTTTAGGATTTTCTATAATACCTATTCTAGCAATTTGGTTGCCTGTTATAAAATCTGGGTTTTCAGGGTCGTTTTCTATTCTTGCATATAATAAAGCATTAGTTGCTCCTAATTCTCTATAGATATCTGCACCATGACCACCTGGTGGTGGAATAATAACATCAAGTTGTGGAGGAGCAGTGGGTGTTGGAACTGATCCAGCAGCTAAATCAACGTTACCATAAGTGTATCCAAATCCTTCATTAGATACCGTAACACTTTCTATCTGAGCATCATTATTAACAACAACAGTGCACTCTGCGTTAAATCCATCACCTTTAATTGGAACTCTTGTATAAGTTTGGTTAGCAGTTCCTATACCTGTTCCTCTATTTCTAACAACAACAACTTTAATCCCACCATCAGTGGCATTGTTTTTAACAGCACCATCTGCAGCGTTATCACCCCAATTTAGTGGAACTGGCATGAAATCAGTTGCATCAAATTTAATTAAATCTGCTGGTTTGATACTATACAAATATTTCCAAATGTATCCATCACCAGATGTACCTGCAGTTCTTGGCTCCAAGTCTGTAAAAGTTGGTTCGTCTAGAGATGGTTTTCCATCTGGTGTTTCGGGTGTTGTTCCATTCTGTAAGCAAATGTAAACTCTGAAATCACTGTTTACAACAAAAAAGTTTGCTGTATATAATGATGTTCCTCCAGAGTTTGGTGGTGCATTGGATATACTATAGTCATGTCTATAATAATCATAGGTGGTTCCAGAACTCCAGTTTTGTTTTGGAACTATTTGTTTCACGTCAGCAGAAGTTATCCTCTTAACAGCAATCATACTATCATAGTAATCATTCATGTTATTGAAACTGTCAATTGGTGCGGGAGGATTAGAATCCCAATCAGTTTGAATACTAGTTGGGTTAGGTAAACCCACAAAGGCATAATAAGAATTAGTCGAAGTGGATACACCAGCAACGAAATTTTTTGCATTTAATATTCTTATTTGATCCGTTATGATTGCCGACATGAACTTTTGTTTACACTTTTTTTATTTATTTAGACAGTGAAGTTTTCAGCTTTAAGAGCGATCTTCCTCTTTATCTGTGGCCCTGTCTTAATACCAGTCACACCATCGTTAAGATTTACGGTGTATGCTTGTGATACCTGCCTATCAGTTAGTTGTAATCGACCCCAACTAAACTCACCAACAAATGATGTGGTTATACCTTGATTTAAGGTAGAATAACCAACAGTGTTCTGTAAACCATTCCAATCTAGAATTCTACTAAACACTCTAACTGCCTCTTCTGCCTGATCAGATCCAAATCCGACAGTTGTAATACCAACATAATGAGACACTTCATACACATTATCTAGGGCAGTAGTTCCTATACCAATATAAGTTCCATCCAATTCAAGAGAAGTTACACCCGAACCCACATTAGTATTGCTAACTGTGAAATAGAAACCAGTTTGTAATCCAGTTTTTGAAATTGGGTCTGGGCTAAGAATGTCTTCATCCCTTAAAGGAGATTGTTTTGGAATATACATGTCAAATACAACTGCAGTTCCTAGACCAATTCCTGCTCCATTAGCATCAGAGATATTTGAACATATACCAACTCCAGTGACAACACCAAAGTCTCCTCCAAACGATTCAATAGTATTCTCTTCTCGAATATATGTTGGTGGTGAGATCAACACTTGTGGATGTGTGACCTGAGTATATCCGATGCCAGGTGATGTAACTGTAATCGCTGTCACAGATCCATTTGCGATAGTTGCAGTTGCTTTTGCTATGGTGGTGCTTCCAATACCCACAAAAGGTGTTCCACCAACACTCACGGGTTGTTGTATTGTAACTGTGGGTGTAGATGTATATCCATCACCACCACTAGATATCACAATAGATGCAACTGTATTTGCAATTGAAACTGTTGCCGTTGCAGCAGCACCAGCAATAAATTCTAATTCATGACTTGCATTAACAATTTGAATTTCTTTCTGGAAGTTTCTGTCAATTGGGTTTTCATTTTCTGGATTGAAGAATGGTCTACAATTATCCATCCAGAAAATTGTATCGGCAACACCCACAGGTTGTATTAAATATGCAGTTGGGAATAAATTAGGTTCATATAATGGTCTATCTTTGCGAACTATTCTACCATCAATAAATTTATCTTCGATCTGTCTATACCATTTAACTGGTCTAACTTCAGTTGCATCATTTCCTATACCAACTCCAAAATATTGATTGGTAACAACTGTGTCTGAAGATTTAACTTCACCAACTGTTCTTGGGAACTCAAGGAATGTTTCTGTATTATATGCAGGATCAAATCCAACTTGTAAATCGTCACCAACTTTAACAGTTTCAACTATATCTCTATCTTTTACGTCTTCACCACCAGTTCCTCTATAGAAGAACAATCTCATTGTATCTCCAGCATTAGGTGCTTCAGTAAGAGTTATTGTTCCACCACCATTAAATTCATAACCCTCACCAGGCACTTGAAGAACATCATTTATAGTCAAGATGATAGTATTTTGTACAACTATATTTGAACCAGTTCTTCCCTGTATAGCAAAAGCTTCACCAGCATCTGTAAGTGGGAATGATTTTCTAGTGCCATCAAATAAACTTGAGAAGTCATCAAGTACTTGAAGTTCACCCATTGTCCACATGTTAAACTCATCATGGTGAACTCTGTCTAATGTTAACTTAAATGGTTTGAATAAATGTGCATCTATAGGAATCGCGTATGATTCACCAGGTGCAGTTGCAAACGTAGGAACTGTTAATACCTGAGAGTTACCATATCCAAAACCTGTATTAGTAATTTCAAAATCAATAACACGCCCACCTGTAGTTGCAACGCCAACTGTGATGTTTGCTCGTGCTTGTGTTCCACCAACACCTGGTGTAGATGCATGATCATAGTGGAGAGGAATGTCTTGATAAGGTAAAGGTGCATCAATAATTGCCTCAAATGTAGATGAACCTACGCCAGTAAAGCCAGGAACAGGATCAGTCTGTGTAATGGCAATACTTACAACACGACCATTTGTGACTGCTGCAGTTCCAATAAATTCTATGACAGGTGTTCCTGTGGCAGTTGTAAACGCAACACCAACTTTAATCTCAGTTGCTATACCAACACCACTAATTGAACTTGTTGTTGCTCCCATTGCAGGGCCAGGATTTACCCTGTAACCAGATCCACTATTACCAATACTAACTGCTGTAACGATACCAGAAGAGGCAAAACGAATTGTAGCACCAGCAGAAACTAATGGTTGATAACCCATTCCTTCACTAGATGCAACAGAAATAATAATACCACCAACAGGTATGGATGCACTCTGAACATCATTTGCTATTGAAGAAGCAGTTCCTGTAAATGAAATTGATGAAATACCAGATACCTCTGTCATCTCATAATCATTTGTCTCACCAGCACCTTGTAAGATTCCGTTGACTAAAACTATACCGAGGTTAGTTGCAATACCAGTTACGTTGGCATCATCGCTAGTGAGTGTGAATACTTTCTTTTGACCGTTAAACTCTTGAGCAATATCATCGATAGCATAGTTTCTACCATAAGCATCAAAATTACCACCTTTAATACCAGATCTGTTAAAGATTCTACCACTAAAACTTGATGTGGTTGTAATACCAACAAAGTCTCTATCATTAGGTGGTGATGTCGATACACCAACTCTTGGTCTATTTCCAATGGGTGCTGCAGCAAAGTTAAGTGTGCTATCAACAATATTGTAATTACCAACCATTTTAGTAACAACATCATGATTAGAATGATTGAGAAGATCCGTTCCCATCCAATTTCTATGAACTCTGATGGCACTACTAATACCAGCGTTATTAGTTGCAATTATCTTCATCATCTCATTACCAACTTTAACCACATCACCACTAAAGAATGATGTGATACCAGAAGTAAACATAATAGTTTCACCTCTAGTGAAATCTGCACCGAGAGATGTTGTGACTGCAGTTCCAACTATTGGGCTTTGAATTATATTATCAATTGCTATTAATGCTCTTGTGTTTTGATTTTTACTTATTAAACTATGGGAAGTTCCTATACCTACTGAAGTTATGTCTAATACAATTGGATTAACTTTCAGTGCATTTTCTGCTGATGCTGCAAGTTTTACTACACTATCACTAACCTTAACAATAAAAACTGATGATGGAACATGAGTAAGTGTTGCTCCAATACCAGATGTTCCTTGGCCAGGGAAGTGTGTGGCAGCAATTCCTAATGCATCACCAGTGCTTCCGATACCTGTTGTAGTGCAACCAACTATTGGTTGTGCCACAAAATATTCAACCTCTTCACCAGTGACAAAGAAGTGATTTGGAATGCTAATAGTATTGTTTGCTAAACTTATAATATCAGTGTCTGAAGCATCAAAGTTTTGTTTAAATATTTCATTATCCTCATTCTTCACGGCAAAACCAGTTCTAGCACCAAAGAATGTTCCCTCGTAAATATCAAACTTACTTTGAATAGATGCAGATTGAAGTTCAATATCCGCAGATGCAGCACTATTTTCAACGACTTTAATCGCATGCATAAATGTTTTGATTTCAACAGGTATATTTGCATTTGGAATATATTTTAATTCTGTAAAGCAATCTGTTGAATCTCTCGCTCCTTCTATGGTTCCTATGCCTGATGTTGCTCCTGCTCCAGTTATAATATTTCCATACTCTGTCATGAACACACGATCATCATCATCAACCATCATAACTTCAGCAAACTCATATGTATCATTCAAAGTATCTTTGATTTGAACTATCGCATATGCAGCATCAAACTCCTCACCATAGCTACCAATTCCTACAGAGACAGGTGCAGACCTCGCTGGTATGGTTGTTGACTTAGCAATTAATGAAGCATTCCTTAATGATACTGTTCCTAAACCAGTGTATGTTTCAGATGATAATCCTATGGTAACTGAATTAATAAATGCAGTTACAATGCCAGCATTTGGAGTAAATCCAATTTGAATTTGAGCAGTAGTTCCAAGACCAACTATATGTGGTCTAAATGTTCCTAATGGTTCTGCAGCAAGATTGTCTCTTCTATTATGAATAGTTAATTGACCATATTGTTCAAATGCTACAGTAGATCCTAAACCTACAGCACTTTGATTCATAACCATACTTAATTCATTATATTCAACAGTTCCTTCACTTGTTGCTATGGCCACTATGACTTTAGCAGATCTAGGGTTGTGTAATTCTTCTGCGTTACCTGTTGCTAATCCTGTTGTAGATGCAGTTCCTACAGTCGCTATGATGACCTCTCCCCCACCATGAGCAGATCCGCCTAACGTTGTAGCAGCACCAATATGAACAAGTGCTGACGCTGGACTTGAAGACGCTCCTATGCTAGTTGATATTCCAGCAGTTAGAGAAGTTGTGAGCCCAAGTTCATTAAGATTATATGAAAGAGTTACTACGTTGTAATTATTAAATTCACTTTTAGTTGGGAAGAATCTAAGGACTGCATCATTACCATCAACCACAGAGTCCATAGATCCAAGATCTCTAACTGTATCTACAGAACCATATTGGTTGATCATTGATTGTCCACTAAGAGGATCAAATAATGCATTAACCATCATTAATTGTCTTTCACCAGTAAATAATCTATCTTTCACATATACCATAAATCTATTTTCTTTATTACCAGTGATGCTAAATCTACCTACTTCAGAGAACGCAGTATTTCTTGGTTGATCTTGGAAATCATCGCTAATATTATCAATTGTAATAACTCTGTTTCCTACAGATTCAGCATAGTCAATTAATATTCTATTTTGGAATGTAATTTCATCAGAGAGATTACCAGCAGCAGGAGATCTTGATTTTAAGTTTTCAGTAACTAAATCAAAATTATCGACTTCATGTAAACTTTCAAAACCTTGTAAATCAATAATGCCTGTGACCGTTCCAGCAGTTCCGACAACCATGGAGGCTTGTTGACCAACTGGTAAATTAGATTCTACTTGAAGATTGCTAAACTTTTTAAATCCAGATGTATGAGTAAGAGTATTAACAATATCTTTCCATTTTTCTTCAAATACTCTTGACTTTATTGCATATGCAAATCTTTGATAATATTCATTTTCATGTGTAACTTGAAGAATATTACTTAAGAAACCAGTTTCATATTCCCATCCATTGTTAACTAGAGAGAAGTAATCAACTAAGAAGTTAGTATCAAATGTAAGAACTATCTCCGATACAGTTCCTTTAGCACCAGTTTCTAAGGATTCAATTAATCTTCCAACCTCAAAATCACTAGATGCCTCAACAGTTAACCACTGACTTTCTACATCATACTCAAACGCAAGACCTTGAACAGGGCCAACGCTAGTTTCAGATCTAAGAGTTTCATTAGCATTAAATGTGTTTGGTTGTAATTCTGCAGAAAATTGTGGAAGATCTCTTTCTCTGACTAAGATAGCGGATGATAACGTAGCATCAAAATTACCTGGTATTTCCCCACTAGGAACATTACCACCCATACTATAAGTTACAACACCAACGTTACCTAAATTCTCATGAACTTGTGTTACTTCAAAAGTTCTATATTCATAAGCATCAGAATTATATCCTTTTCCTGTAGATCCAACACCCACACTAGAATTTTCTACTAATACTCTATCACCAATTTCTATCGGGAAGTTTTCTGTTAAACTATAAGCAACTTTTAATGTAGCAGCAACCGTATCTGTGCTTGAATCATAAACGAGATTTGTTACTCTAATTCCGTTTGAATTATTAACAGGAACAATGATTGGAGTAACGTTAGATAAACCAAAAGTATTTTCAATAATATCAACATATCCATCTCTGTCAGGAGTGGCTAAATTATATGCCAAATCAACATCTTCGTCTTTTATTCTTGTAACACCATCAAGAACAACTAACGCTGGTGGTTGGTTATATCCTCTACCATAAGATGTAATTCCAACTTGTTTAAGACCTGATAGTGCTTCAATTTTAATTATTTGAGGAAGTTTTGATTGTGGTCTTAATGTAAAGTCTGATGGATAATCAAAACCAATACTTTCTAACTTAGTAGTTTTGGGAGCACCAATCGATGTGCTAGATGCTTCTAAGATAGCACCTGTTCCAGTATCAGATGTCACGGTGGATACACCAGGTAATCTGGTATAACCTTTTCCTTTCTCTGATAGTGAAATTGCTGCTATTGGGCCATATGCAGTTTTTGAAGTAGTATCATAAATTATTTCAGTTGTAGAAGAACTTGTATAAGACTCTTCTTCTGGGAATCTATTTAAATCATATGTAAATGTATTGTCTGAATTTGCTAAGACATTGAATTGACCAGAATAACGACTATTTCTAAAGTTTATTGAGTTGTTACCAATAATACCTCTATCTAAAACTAGTTCTTTGTTTACATCTGGATTATCTGTATCAGTATTTGCAACCAAATTATAATAAAGTATATTTGGAGTGTTTTGATTATATGTAAGTATTAACTTACCATCAACACCTACAGTTCCAGTTCTAGTGACATTAAAGGTTGATGATTTTTCGTTTGAAGTATATTCATGAACAAAATTGTAGTCAGTATATAATTCTAAATCAAATGCAGGTAGAGTATCTGCAACCTTGGTAAATGCCAATGATGAATCAGATAAATCAAAAGTTATAGTTCCATTCCTGTAAAATTCTAGTGGTGGATTGACAAGATTTAAAGTTCCTAGTTCTCCACTATCAGCTGTTGAGAGAGGAACAAATTTAGGTCTTCTTTGTTTTGTTTGGAATCTACTTCCACATAATTTAATTTTATCTTTATTAATGACATATACAAAATATTCTTCATCATTAATTAATCCACCTATAGGATTGGATGAAGTATGAATAACTCGTTGACCAGTTACCATTTCATGATTTAATATTTCGATAGCATCTGGAATACCAGTTAACACTGCTGAAGTGCTAACACCAGCCGCTGCAAAATCTAAAGTTCTAGCAACTAGTTTTCTATTTGCTTTGTTATACTTAATAGGAACAGTTGTAACTATTCCAGCATTCACTGTTAAGAAAACTCTATCATTATGTTCTAAACCATGACTACTTGCAGTTGCAACTGTAATTTTATTCTTTTCTATAGACCCTTTTACAGTTCCATCATAATTTATTTTTAAACTATGATATACACCAGTTCCAACACCAGTAAAATATACTAAACCTTGATTCCTAATAGTAGCTCCAACACCAACAAATGTATCTTCTGGATCCGCACCATCACCTGGCGTTCCCAATCCAATTCTGACTGTGGATAATCCAATTAAATCATCTGTTATTTTGGCAACAAATAAAGGTGTTGCCTCTGGAAGATTGGCAGAAAAACCATCTAAATCAGCATTTGCACGGTTGGTTGATATAGCTATGGAATTACCAGTGTTTCTTTGATATGTTACTTTATCTCCAGTTTTAAATTTATGATTTGGTAAACGTATTGTTCTAGCAGGTATGAATATTCTAGATATTCCACCACCAGGATTTGAGATTGTCACGGTTGTTCCAATACCAACCCCATCTGTAACAGCAATACCAAGAGATTCAACAGGATTAAAATAATATTCAAAATCTACATTATTATCAAATTCAGTATTAAATCCAACATTAATTTTAAACTTTCTAGGATCCTCCTCTATCGGTGTTCTAATTGTATGTGTTGCTCCAACAATACCGTTTTCTAAATTATTTTGATTTCTTAAAACTCTCAATCTAGAATTTCCAGCATCAACATTTAATATTTTAACCTCTTCTTGTCTTGTTCCAATTCCAACTTTAATAATGTCATTCTCTCTCAAACTGAGATTGTTGAGATTATCATTAGGTGAGGGTAATTTGCCTTGAACATTAAAGAATGTTACCAATCCAGTAGCTGCTACTGATCCGATACCCTGAGAGACTACGAGTTTGGCAGATGAAATTCCAATATTATATGTTTTAAATGCAAGTTCGGAACTTGTTGTTGACATACCTGATACAAAAATCTTATCAAGATTTTGTAATTGTACTGGAGTTGTATGAACACCGATAAATCTACCTCTCTCTTCAGAGGGATAAAATTCAATATTATTTAATTTCGTATTAGTGACTGAAATAGTTCCTATTCCAGGCCCTCTTACTTTTGATACTTTTGCAACTGTTTCAAAGTTTTCAGCGACTGCTTCTTCAAAAACAACTTTATCGCCAACTTGATATGAAGATCCGCCAGTAACAATTCCAACTTTTTCAACAGCACCCTCAGAGGCATAAACAATAGTTCCTTCTTGAGTAACGAATTTATATGATTGACTTACATAATTGTATGCACTATCATCTTGAAGTAATTCATATGGTTCAGTGTTTCTTACCCAACCAGTTTGGTTAAGGTTAATTTCATCCTGATTACTTTTTGATAGGAAATTAAATTCATTAGGTTGAGCCCAGAAGTTTTCACCTAGTAAATATGGGAATTTTGGTTTCTTAAAGTTATTAAAAGGATCATTTGAATCTGATGTTACTGTGGATTCTAAGGTTGCATAATAAGCATAAATTCCATTTGGATATTCAGGAGTAATACCGTATCTTCCATTGTTCTCATCTAGGAAACTTTCATCAGTGCTACTATTCCAAGTAAAATCTTCTAAGAAAAACTCTTGTGGGAATATACTAGTAGGAGGTCTATTTGTTTTTAAATCTATAGAATAACCAGATTTTAATTGAGTTATAGATCCACCAGTGCTCTTCTCATATCCATATGGGCCATATATTGGAAGACCATCATATGCCCAACCAATAATTGGAGAGTGTTGTGTTTTATTTTCTTCAGTTACACCATTAAATAAAGTTAAATCCCTACTACCATATAAAGCATCACCATCTGCATTATTTTGATATACAATTTTTCTTAATCCTCTTGGTGCATATGCATGAGATAGTTGTAATCCACGGCTAAGTTGTGTTGGTTTTTCTATGAAAGTATCGGAATTATCAATATTAGTAAAGTTTTTTCTAACTTCATTAACTTGCCAAGTTTTAAGGTTTGCTTGGAATATAGCAAATTCTCCAGATGATTCAACATTTAATGAAGTTGTAGATGCACCATATCCAATACCACCTTTAATTATTTTGACAGATCTAATTTGACCATCAACTATCTCTGGAACTAACTCTGCACCAGTTCCAATACCTGTGACTGAAATACTAGGAGGAGTATTATATGATAAACCCCTATTGTTAATTGCAACGTCAATAATTTGACCATTAGCAACAACAGGTAACAATTCTCCGCTTACACCAGTATATAAATCAATTCTTGGTTGTCTATTAAAGTTAAGTATTTCAGATGCACCATATCCGACACCACCATCCGTTAGATGAATAGAAGTAACTTCACCTCTAAACAATGGCTGAGGAACACACTGGAAATTTTTACCTTCAATAGAACTTATACCAACAATACCTTCTACTTTTACGACGATAGGATCATAATTAAAACTATGAGTTGCAACTCCAACCGATCTAAGGTTTTCATACTGTTGTGTTCTAAAATAAAAATCTTTTGCAGTCGTTCCTACACCAACAGTGGATAATTTAAATGTATTTTCATCAACAACAAAAACATAGTATTTTTTATCACTTGAAAGACCTTCAACTGCAGTTCCATCAGGATCAGCAGTATATGTTACAATCTCACCTGTCTTATAATCATGGTTGTTAATAGTAATTCTATCGAGAGCAGTATTAATTCCAGTTGGTTCGCATGTTTTTAATTTATTCTCATATCCTTCACCTGGTTCTAATACATTTATACTACCAACTTGTGATTTTCCGTTTAATGATCTAAATTGATGGTTTCCTTCACCAAAAGCAGTAAATGGTATAGTATTAACACCAGCGACTGCTTCATCTAAATTTCTGTGAAGTCTGATCGTTTTTTCTGGAAACCAAGTTGTTCCTGCATATCCTACAAAACTCGATATTGTTGTTATGCCACTTGGAGTATCTGTATTAATATAATATATCGCACCAGTGCTTAAACCAGCTAGTGCTTTTTCTCCGAATGTATCATATACAACTCTTTCATGATTTCTGAATTTATGGTATGTTAAAAATCCTACATTATAGTCATCATCACTGGTAACTGCTATGGTTTGAGATCCTGATCCAGCATTAAAGACAACTTGATGCGGAACTGTCACCATTTTACATTCCGCCACAGCACCAGTTCCATTTCCTCCACTTATTGTAACTTTAGGAATATCAACATAATCAAAGCCTGGATCTAAAACTCTTATTTCTTGTAAATTACCTCTAGTTGCCACAAAACCAGTAGCACCAGCACCAACACCATCATTAATCGCTAGAAGTGGTGGATTTATAACATCATACTTTGAACCGCCACCAGTTACATCTATAGATTTAATATCACCGTAATAACAGAGCTCTTGAGATTTATAACTTAATATTTCAACACCATTAATTAACATTCCATTGTATCCAATTCTAGTTGGATATTTTTTACCATCATACACTGGCATATCAATTTCTCTAAACAACTCTTGAGGTAAAAGTTCTTTATTATGAAATTCATATTTTTCAAAAGTGTTATTTGTAATTTCAAGAGTAACAGTTGATTCTGATACTTTTTGAAAATTACCATCATATAAATTTGAACGAGACTTTGCTAATCTTATATCAAATTGATTAACTCTTTCTACAAAATATAAACCCTCTGAGAATAAGAAACTTGAGACTGTTCCATCATCATCTTTTTGTGGTGTATAGTAGATAGCATCACCACTAAAGAAATTATGATCTTTTGGTAAAGGACTGTTCGCTGCATCTGATGCAATTCCAATGATAGTTTGGCCACCGAGGAAAGTTCCAGATAATGTAATTTTTTGTGTATTTGGATTTAATTTGTGATTATCACCATAAGTTGGTATTGAGTTAGATGCGACTAAATTTTTAAGTTTTGAAAGAGTGTGAGCATACCCAACTTCTTCCATATAAACATTCTGAACATTTGCAGTGTAATCATTTAAATGTGAGTGATTGTCATCAGTGCCTGTTCCATAATTAACACCACCACCAGATCCATCTGAGTTTGGTTTAGAAAGAGTTTTAGTTATCGCAATCACTGCTGATAAGTCACTTATAGCAGCACCTCTAATTCTAACTTTTGTAGCACTTAAAACATCGGTGACATTATAAGTTCCGTCTAGAGTCGCATTATTTGTTTGAACTGTTATTTTATCATTTAATCTTATTCTATTGAAATCTTTTGTGACAACTTCATAAGTATTATTTGATGCGTCTTGTAGAGTAATC